GCAAAAAACAGTTTTAGATGAAAATGAAATAGAAGCTATTATAAAAGAAATTATTTAAAAAAAATTGTGTAAAAAAAAAAATAAATGTTATATTAATTTAAAAAGAAAAAAATAATGGCTGAAAATTCAGAATTAAAAGAAAAAATAAAAACGATACTTACAAAAATGGGTATTGAAATAAAAGTTAAAAAAGAAGAGCCTGTTATTAAATTAGAAGACGTTACATTAAATGATGGCAGTATGCTTTCAGTTGATGCTTTAGAAGTAAATTCTGCAGCTACTTACACAGGTGCTGATGGTGTTGCTGTTCCAGCAGAGGGAGATTATACAACAGAGGATGGAACTGTAATTACTTGCGTTGCTGGTGTTGTTACAAACATTGTTCCGCCAAGTTCAGAGGATTCATCAATTGATGCTTCAAAAGATGATTTAAAAGCAAGATTAGAAAACATTGAAAAATATATTGAAACATTAAAATCTAATAACACAAAATTAGAAGCTAATTTTTCAAAGTCTGAAAAAGAATTAAAAGAAACAAAAAATTCTTTATTCGTTGCGCTTCAAGCTATTGATGTGATTAATGAAAATGCTGTTAACCTTAGTTTAGAAGCTGAAAAAACTACTAAAGTTTCTTTTAGTGAAATTCCTTACGATAAAATGTCTAACAAGGAAAAAGTATTATTTAACAGAGGTAAAATTTAAAAAATAAAATTAAAAAACAAATATAAAAACTAAACAACATGGCAGTAACATATACAGGCACGAAAGTCAACCAAACAGAATTTGAAGATATTATCCAAGAGGTATACGCTGATTCCCCAACATTTAGAGGCGAAACGATTACCATCGTAGAAGGTCATAAATCAGGGATGGACGTTTATGAAAGCTCTGCCGATGTAACTATATCTGCCGCTAACTACGGTTCAGTAACAGCGGATAACGTAACACTACGCTCACAAAAATCTCCAGTAGATTTAAAAACATTTAACATTGAAGGTATTGTAGACCAAAGTTCGTTATTTGGAACTCGTTATCAAAACTCAATGAAGAAAGGCGCATTTGAAGTTATTTCAGATGAGTTTGACAGAAAGGTTTTAATACAAGTACAACCAGCTGCAAGCGCAAAATTGGAATCTCAAGTATGGAACGGTGCTACAACTGCAACTAAAGCAGCCATAGCAGCGTTAACGCCAAACGCAGCGCAAGGTAGTGTTTCAGCAGGCGCACAAACATTAGTAGCTGCTATGCCAACTACATTGTTTGATTCTGTACCAGCTACAATGATTTATAATGCATCACAAGCAAAGACAGTACCAGGTGCTGGATTAGGAGAATATAGAAAAGTTCTTTCAATTGCTACTGTTACAAGTGCATCAATCGTTGCTGAATATGTTAAGATGTATAATGTTATTCCTGACGAAATTTTAGTTTTAACAGGCGACCAAGCTCCAGTTATATACGCTCCGAAAGCTCACTATAAATTAATTAAAGCAGCTAATAGAGTTCAAGGTGCTGCATTACAAGAAAATTTTGTAGGAACTTCTTTTAACGATATGTATTTTAATGATATTAAAATCATATTTGTCGACTTAGTTGGATTTATGATTGTTGCGCAAAAACCAAACATCATGCTAGCAATGGATACGTTATCGGATGCATCTCAATTAATAATTGAAAAAGAAGCAAACGCATCTACTAGACGTATCATTAAAATGATTATGACAATGAACACTTGGATTGTTCGTCAAAAATGGAATGTACTTTACGGTGGATAGAAATTAAAAAAAAATAAAAGATGCCAGCAACTTGCCCATTAACTCAAAGCTACACGCCAAAAGACTGTTTATCAACGGCTGGTGTGAGAAGCTATATTATAACGCCATTTGCTAATATGTTGACTTCAACTGTAACGGCTAATGTTGTAACAGCTATTACCAAAACGGCTACATTTAAGCAATACAAGCAACAACCTGAAACAGCTACATTCTCTTACACAGGGGATGGAACAACTGCAAATGGTACTTATGCTTACGATTGGGAGGCTACGTTTAAAACTTATGGAACGGAACTTCTTGACCAAGTTGAATTAGAGTTGCTTATGAAAAATAGATTAATTATAATTGCAGAACTAGAGGATGGCACATACTGGATGTTAGGACGTGATTATGGATCTAATGCTATTAATGATAAGTTTGAAGCAGGAACTACTTTCAACTCATTCATAGGTTCTACTGTAGTTGTAAAGGGACGTTCTAAAACTAAATTCTTACAAGTAAACCAAGCTATCATAGCAGGATTATTAACTTAATTAACTTTAATTGAATTGTAAAAAAAAGCAATCTTAATGGGTTGCTTTTTTTTTTGTAATATTTATAAAAAATGTTATATTAAATTAAGATATGCCTACACTTATTATTAATAAAAATTCAAGTAATTTAGCTATATTAACGTTATCTGAAAAGACAACGATTAGTGAGCCTTATTATTTGTTTGAGTTTATAAATGATACAACAAGTGAAAAAAAATACTTAACATCGGCGGATATTTCAGGAAACAAATTAAGAAATAATAAATTTATAATTATTGACAATATAACTGAACTTCCTTTAGTTGGTCAATTAAATTTTAAAACTGGTAGTTATAAATATAATATTTACGAGCAATCAAGTGCTACTAATTTAAACCCAACAGGCTTAAAACTAGTGGATTTAGGTAGAGCAAAGGTAATTGAGGCTGATGTTGTTTTAAAAACATATCAAGGGAGTGAATCTAATTTCATAGTATACAATGGCAATTGATGTAAAATTTTTAGGAAACTCTTCAGAGTTTAAATTCAAAGCATTACCAAAGCTAGTGTTTAGAGAGGATTCATCAAAAGAGTATGTTAAGTATGGCGCAAACAACTTATACGTTAATGAATATGTAAGACTTTATAATGAACACCCTGAGCACAGGGCTATCGTAAATAAAAAAAGTAGATACATTGCAGGCATTGGAATTACTACTGAAGACAAGGCAAATGAATTATTATTGAATGAATTTATAAATAAATTTAGTTCAAAGGATAGTTTAGAAAAATTAAAAAATAAAATAGCATTATACGCAGAGATGTATAACTCTGTATTTTTTGAAGTCATTACAAACTTACAAGGTAAGCCAGTTGTTTACAATGTATTGAATAACGTGCATTGCAGGCTTAATGAGAATAAGGACGTTTTATATTTTTCTAAGAATTGGAAAAAAGGTTATACTGAAAAGTACAAGAAAATAAATAAATATAAAGAAGGGCAAACGGAAGCTGGTACTTTCTTTTTAGAATTTAGATATACTCAAGTTTCTTCAAGTGATTTAGATGATGTGTATTCAAAGCCTGTTTACCAATCTGTACTAAACGATATTAATACAGATATTGATATTAGTACATTTAATCAAAACTACGTTTCAAATGGTTTTAGCGTTGGTAAAATGATTGTTTTCTTTAATGGAACGCCATCTAGTGAGATAAAGGCAGAGATTGATAACAGATTTAAAGGCACTTATGGAGGCGAAGATGGGGAAAATGTTATGGTTGTTCACGTTGATAGAGATGATAAAGCCCCTGAAATAGTAGACGTTTCAATTAGTGATTTATCTCAAAAGTTTGAATTTACAAGTAAGAGAGCATTAAAGAAAATTTTTTCAGGACATGAACTTTCTCCTGAGTTATTTAATATAAAATTCGACGATTCATTTTTTTCTTCGTCAGCCGACTTGGTTACTATTCAAGAACTATTTATACATAGTTATGTACAGCCAAGACAAAAAGAGTTGGTGGAATACTTGAACTATTTATTTTATTTAAAAAACGGCAAGCGAATTGATTTTACTTTTAAGCCTCTTTCTGTTGTTGGAATAAACTTAACGCAAGATGTAGATTTAACGCAAGATGAAAGAAGAAAATTAAAAGGCTACGAGCCATTGACTGCACCTAAATTAGATGAGACTGGAAATCCTTTGCCAGTGCAAGCTAATGAGGTAAACGATAATTTAAAAGGCTTATCGGCTAGTGAGAATAGGGATATGCAGAGAATTATAAGAGATTTTCAAGCAAAGAAAAACGGAATGAACGAACACCTTGCTATTGCTCGATTAACTGCTTATGGCTTACCAACAAACGAAGCCAAGAAAATGCTAGGAATAAATACAGAAGTAAATTTAAATTTATCAACTCAAACAGATAAAGTATACCTAGCCTTGGAAGCGTGCGCAATTGATGATAATGACGATGATGAAACGATATTAGTTGAAGCAGCTCATATTCATAATTCAAAAGATGCTTTAAAATATGAAAGGCATATAATGAAGTTTGCTAATGAGTTGGTAAAATCAGTAAAAGAATTAGATGATTTGGTTATAAAAGAATTTGAAAAAAATAAAAACTTAACTCCCGAAGAAATTGCTAAAAATTTGAATTATGATATTAGCAAGATTTACGAGTCGATTGATAGATTAAAAAAAAACAATTCATTCCCATTAACAGGGTTAACTCCAAAAAAAGATATTAAAGTTGAAACTTATACAGTTTATAAATATGCAGTTGATCCTGAAAAGCCAGCATTAAAACCAGGAGGCAAGTCTAGAGACTTTTGTGTTAAAATGATGAATTTAAGTAAGTTTAAATCATGGACGTTTGAAGCATTGGATAAGATGTCAAATGACTTAGGTACT